TGGATGAGTTCAAGGATTTATTGGCCAAGAAGTACGTTAGCCGTGAGGTAGCTGCGGATGATGAGGATATCCGCAACAAGGTTACTGGCAAGACGCTCGGTGCTTTGGAGACTAAGTTCAAGCGTTCATTTGGCTTGACTGAGGATGAGGTTAAGGGCAAGAAGTTATCCGAGTTGTTTGAGCTTGCCGAGACTAAGAACAAGGCCTTGATTGATGACCTTCAAAAGCAGATTAAGAACGCCGATACTCCGCAAGAGTTGAAGGAACTTCGTGAGCAGTTGGATATGGCCAAAAGACGTGTTACTGAGCAGGAGGATTTATCGAAGAGCTTGACTGAAAAGTTAGCTGAAACCGAGGCTTCTTCTGCTACTCGTTTCCAAGAGTATGTAACCAATATGAACGTGGAGAGGGTTAAAAATTCTATTCCTTGGAGCGACTTAGCCAACCAATATGCGCGTAGGGGCTTTGAAATGGATATTAAAGAAAAGTATATCTTTGCAATGTCTGATGACAAGTTGATTGTAACGGACAAAAACGGCAATCAGATTAAGAACGATAAGGGGACAGGGTATTTGACTGCGGAGGAACTTTATCGTTTGGAGGCTGATAAAGCTGGGTTGATAAAGAAAGCAGGGGATGCTGGGGGTAGGGCTACCACTTCAAGTGTTAGAACTCCTTCACCAGAAGCCCCAAAAAGATATGCTCACCCAAGGCTTTCAGGACACCTCGAGGCCTTGAAGCAAGAGAAATAACGACACGCTGTGTCTGGCAGACAGTAAGTGCCAAATGTGCTCTGAGGTTAGGCATTAAGTAACCGAAAAACCTTTTTAATATCTAACAAAATGTCTTATTCTTTTAGTGATTTTATTTCTTGTCCAGACCTTCAAGGTCGTCTTGAGGAGGGCTACTTCAAAGGAGACCCTCAAATGTTCCCAGGGCACATTAACACCCTTCGTGCTGTTACCTCGCCCATGAATGAGCAGGGAATCCTGCAACGTCAGATTGACACTGGAAACGGCCACTATCGCGCTGTTGAGGTTGTGTATCAGCCTCGTATGACCGATACCGGCACTTCTTCTTCTGCTGAGTTGAATTGTGCTGCTGGCCCTGTTTACGGAGAGACTTCTAAGCTTTACAACATTGACCCTACGGTTGGTGCTTCTCGCAGATGGTCTTTTTCTTTGGATGAGCTTGCTCCTCGTTGTGAGGCCGATGAGAACTATGTTGCTCGGCAGTTGGCTTACCACTTGCAGGCACTTAAGCGGAAGATGAACACCGAGGCTGTTAGCTTTATTAGCACTAACTTCGGAAACTTCTCTACTGGTGCAGGTAGCACGGTTACTGGTGGCAACTTGCTTACTACCAAAACCAAGAACTTGACTACTGGTGTGTACTTGGATGATTACCTTTCCGATGTAACCTACCAATATCAGTTGGCAGAGGGTTGGGATAGGCCTATCGTTGTGGGTGGTGAGTTGTCTCATAAGTACATGACTGCTGTTCGTAACAGCTGTTGCGCTACTTTGAACGTTGACCTTCAGTCGATGATGAGTTCGGATGCTCAGATGTATTTCTTCTTTGAGCCTACTGCTGACTCTGTATTCGGTACTGGTGAGTTCGCGTTCTTTTCTCCAGGTGCTATTCAACTTATCCGCTACAATGCGTTCAAGGGTGCTAATGGTATCCGTGTGATTAACGACCAAGCCATCAAGAAGGGTACTATCGTTGACCCTGAAACTGGTTTGGAGTTCGATTACTACGCTCAACTTGACTGTAACCAATGGAAGTTCTTCCTTGGCTTAGCATTCGAGTATGTTGGAATGCCTGATGATATGTTCTTCGCTACCGATGCTTTGAGTGGTGTGAACTACATCTTCAATGGTAAGGTGAGCAACTAAGAAGGCTTAGTATGTGATGACGAGGGGGTGCTGAAAAGCATCCCCTTTTTTTGTGTTAAATTTGCCCTATGAACTGTTGGAATAACGTAATTGGTATTAGGGGTTTGTGCGACCCTGAAACTCCCACGAGCGGTCTATACATCAATGACTTGACAGGTATCTCTATGAGCGACCTTGATTCAGGCGTTAATGAGGAAGATAAGACCGCCTACACGCTCATTCAGAGGAAGATAGACCAAGCCGCCAATATGATTCAGGCGGAGTCTTTGGCTTACCTCTACAATCGTTGGAACTACCTAACGAGCAGTTGGGATGGCCAAGTTGGTTTTTGGCCTCAGCAACTTCAAGCATTAGGTTCTTCTGCTGTTTGGAGGGGCATTGGTGTTCGCTACCGACAAGCCGACTACATAGCCGTTACCCTTACTGCCGTTAATCTCTTGGTGAACTATACTGGAACGGTGAATGTCTTGGTTTACGATTTGATTACTGGGAATGTTTTAGAGACCATCCCTGTAACTACTGTGGCAGGAACTCCATCGAGGCTTGTGGTGAACAAGAAGTTCACGAGTAATGGGCAGATGCTTAACCTTGCTTTCTTGTATAACGCTACTGCGGTGAACTCCTACCAAACTGGGCTTTACCCTGTCTATGGCTGTGGGGGTTGTTCAAGGGGTTCGAGGTGGCAGAACAACGTATTGGAGAGGACTATTGAGATACCTACCACTGGTGCGGTTATCGAGCAGAATATATCTGGTGGCTCTTGGACTGGCGGTCTTTCCATTGAGTACCAAGTGGCTTGTTCCTTTGAGAGCTTACTGTGCGCTCATATAGGGCAGTTGGGCTATCCTTTGCTTTACAAGGCAGGGATGCTGATTATGAAGGAAATGGAGTTCTCCAAAAGGCTAAATGGAATTATTTCATACAATCGTGAGCGGAATTCTCAGCTTGTGGAGTATTACCAACAGCAGTATGATGCCTATATGTCGAGGTATTTTGAACAGGCGTATATGCCTGATACCGGTTGTTTTTCTTGCAGACAAAGGGTTAGACAAGTGAGCCGAATCCCATGAAGATAAGCGAGTTCATATTGGTGTTAAAGAGGCAGAAGCAGCTGCTTGATTCTATGACCGGCACTATCTTGTTGGAGTCTGCTCAGCCTACTCATAAGGAGTACAATGAGCGGATATTTGATAAGGGCAGGGATAGTTCTGATTCTAAACTTGGTGCTTATAATTCGAGGGAGGCTACCTATTATCCTTGGAACTTTCTGCCGAGTAAGAGGAGTGCGTTTAAGCCTACTGGCTTTGTGAAGAAGCGTGGCAAGACTATCCCGTATATGATATTAGGGAGGGGATATAAAGAGTTGAAGGGCATTCAGGGGCTTAGAAACTCTTTTGTAAACTTCGAGTACACGGGGTTCTTGAGAAAGGATATGTCTCGGCAGTTAGCGGCAATGAACAAGACCGCAGGGAGTTTCCGTGTGGGGATAGCGATAAACGACTCCACTCGTGTTAGTCCTGGTTGGGCTTGGGGGAATCCATCGAAGCCTGATCCAAAGACGAACGCCCAGAAGGTACGTTTGCTTACCGAAAAGTATGGGGAGTTTATGGATCATACCAAGAGGGAGCAGATGTCTTTTGCTCGTAGGTTTGATAGGATATTTCGTAAGTCAATATTTTCTTCCACTCCTCCTGATGGGGCATCCAACATACAGTTATGATTATAACTATCGTAAACGGCATTTTAGACAGGCTTCGTGAGTACGATGTTGCTCGGCACTATGGCTTTGCGGAGATGCTCCCGGACGGGGAGAGCATTATCCCTGCTATCTACTGCAATAATGGAGAGTATCGGCACGTTGTAAACGACTATGAGTGGAGTGAGGGTATTGCCTACATTCGTTTGAGTGGTGCTGATACGAGTGAGCCTATTTTCGATGAGGCGTTTGTTGGATGCCAAGACCTGATTTCTATTCGGCAGCCTATGACTTTGGTTGTTATTGGCAAGAGGAAGAAGTATCGTAACTTCGAGATGGGTGAGTTGATTAGGGCTAAGGTTACGGGCTTTTATCCTTCCATTTCAAGCACCATTGGTGCGATATATGTAGATGTAGACGTTCGGTCTATTGACTACGATATATCGAGTGTTTTACGCTCTGAGTTCGAGGGGGCTTCCATTTCGTGGGATACCGCCAACTATATTATTTCCTTGTCTATTGATGTGATTGTTCGTATTGATAGCAGGTGTTTGAATCAGGCGGCTTCGTGCGATGTGAATGCGATAGCCGTTAACCTTGATGATGATTTAGCCTCCAATAATGATACAACTTTAACATACTAAAAATGGCACGAAAAAGGATTAAGGATTTAGATTTGGCTTCTTCGACCACTGGCTCGGAGTTTTTGGCTATTGATGCCCAAGGGTTTAGTTCGGCTAAGAAGGTGGCTTTAAGCTCTATTGTGGGTTCGGCATCTTCTTACTGCTCTTGGGGGTTCACCGATGAGAGTGGGGCGAATCAAACTGCTTTTGCTGGGACTAACACCTATGCGAATCTGAATGTAGGGAGTTCGATTGCTTTCGCTGTTAATACTTCGGACTTTTCGGTTTCCAATGGCGGGATTATAACCTACACTGGCACTGCTACCAAGCCTTTCCTCATTTTGGTTGGCGCGGATGTTTTTGGAACGAACAACGATGACATTCGATTTGCGGTTACCAAGGTCAGTACGTTCTTAACGGGGGGTGTTGCCTCTTGTGTCTTACCTTCTGGTAGCAAGAGTGAGTCCGTGTTCTTAGCTGCGGCTACCACTCTATCCACGAATAATACTATCCGCATAAGGGTTAAGAACATAACGGCTACAAACAATATCCATACGGTAGCTGCTTCTTTGAGCATTGTGTCTTTGTAGCCGAAAAAACAACAATTTAGAATATCGTAATTTAGCACCCATAAACACAATAAGATGCCTGCATTACCGAGATTAACTGCTTTCAGCCTTGGAACTTCACAGCTTGTCCTTACCTACGCTGATGGGAGGATTTTCTATGTGAACTATGCTGATATTATCACCGTTGAACTTGACCCTACTTCGGGAGAGAGTTTGGTTCGTATTTATGCCGAGGGAGAGGTTAGCGTTACCTTAACGGCTTCCAATACTGATTTGGTGGCATTAGGAACTACGGCCGCTGCCTTCATTACCAATCTAAACCTTAAACTCGCATACTCCGCTTCCGCCCCTACCCTTGGCTCTAAAATGGAGTTGGTTACCGGCACGGTTACTGGAAAGGTTTACACCGCTATTATGGTGAATGCCTCTACGAGTTTCACGACCTTAACCGATAGTGCTGCCGTTAATATGCTCACCACTATGAATTTAACAGGTATTACCGTTTATACCGGAATGATTATCCGTGCTAATGAGGGCAAGACTATCGCTGCGGTAACTGTTTCAGGGGGTAATGTATTTGGATATTTTAACTAACTATGGCTTTAATACCTGGTTTCTCCATAAATGGGAATGCTCTTCATGTTACTCGGAACTATTCCGAGGATGATGCCGATGCTTTTGCAAGGGCGCAAGCTGATGCTGGCTCTCGTGAGTTTTCAGGTGGCTGTTTAGATGGAAGGGTATTTGATTTAAGGGGTAGGACTACGGTTCAGCCTTCCATATTGATTGTCCCTCAATTAACGAGGAATGGGGTGGCTTACAATCAACTCCCCAATACGCGCACCAACTTTATCCAAAACAACAGGATGACAGGTGCTACTGGTTCGGTAGTTCCTACAACTTGGAGTGTTGTCGCGCCACCTGCTGGGATTACTATTGGCTATTCTGCGAGCGGTCAGACGACTGCGGCTGATGGCACGTTGGTGGACTACATTGACGTAACGGTAAGCGGCACGGCTTTGGCTTCGGGTAATTTTAATTTGCGGCAACTGCCATCTCCTTCACCTGTTAGCGGCAATTTGCTATTCGCATCAGGGATGATATACACGGCGAGTGTTTACTTGGCTTTATTGTCGGGGTCGCTTTCAGGAGTTAGTCCTAACTATCAAGTTCAAGAAGTTTCAGGGACGACATTTGTGGCTGGTTCTTCTTTGGACTTATCGGCTATTACATCAAGTCTTACAAGGTATAGTCTTACGAGAACGCTTGCAGGTACAGGTGGTGCTGATAGAGTTCAGGCTCGTTATGGACACGCCATAGCAAGCGGTCAGGTGTTGAACTACACCATTCGAATCGCTTCACCGCAGTTGGAGAAGGGTAGTGTGGCTACGCCTGTCATCCGCACGGCGAGTGGCTTTGTTAGCGTTGATATGCTTGGCGTGGCGAGAGATGGCGCACCGCCTGACTTCACCTTCACGCGAGCGACCACCGCCACGCGGGTGAATGCGAGCGGCTTGATTGAGAGCGTGGCTTCGGGCGTGCTTCGCTTGGATTACCCAGTCACAGGCGGTTGCCCTGCGGCTTTGATTGAGCCGAGTGCGACGAATTTTGCACGGAATGTGCAATTTATGACAGGTCAGGACACGCCAACTGCATCGGGCGGTATGACGATAACAACAGGAAGCACGGACTTTCTTGCTCCTGATGGAACGAGCGGAAGCATAACCAAGTACGTTGGCGGTGCGGCATCTGGTAACAGTCAGTATGCTTATTATGTCGGCGGTGTGACAGTAACTGCGTCAGGACAGCATACGTTTAGTTTATTTGTAAAGGCAGGAACAACTAATCCAGTTAATTTTTGTGCAATAGGATTCGCCCAATATACAGGTGGAAGTGGCACGGTAAACTCATATTTCAGCCTTACCAGCGGCACGGCATTAACATCAGGGGCAAGCATTCAAGATTATGGCAACGGATGGTATCGATTGATTTCAGCACCATATACGATTGCATCGGGTGACCTTGCAGGTAATGTAGCGTTTTATTTAGCAGAAGGAAATAACGACATTTCTTGGCCTGCATCGGGCGCACTTAACCTAACCGCATACACTTGGGGCGCACAACTTGAAACAGGCTCAATCCCGACTTCCTACATCCCAACGACAACCGCATCAGCAAGCCGAAGCGCGGATGTTTGCTCCGTGTCGGGGGTGTCGGGGTATATCGGGCAAACGGAGGGGACGATGTATGCGGAGGTGGATATAAGAAATATCACAGGAAATAAGGTTATTGTTAATTTAAGCAATGGCACATCGGATTATCGTTTATTGCTACAAATTCAAACAACAAACACCTTATATTTTTATTCAATTAACGGTGGCAGTGTCACTGCTGTTGCAACAGGCACAATCACCACAGGAATGCACAAAATAGCAGCTTCATATTCATCGGGAAATGTGCAAATGTATATGGATGGTTCTTTCTTGGCAAGCGGAACAATGTCTAATTATCCAACAGTTTCTTTAACGGATGTCGCTATTGGAACTCGTATATTCTCGGGAGTATATGGTAATTTCTTAAACGACCGCATCCGCGCCGCCGCTATTTACAAGACAAGGCTCGACAACGCCACGCTCGCAAACCTCACCCGACTAACGTAATGGCTACCTTCCGCAAATACGCCTTCCCAACCAAAGCCGAATTCGAGGCTTTGTTCACGCTATCGCAACCCGATGCCACCTGCGTTGAGTTGGGCGAAATCGACAACACCTACTGCGTTGACCTGCTGTGGGATGACCAACCCGATGCAGATTGGGAGCAGTTTGAGGTTTGGCCGAGCCCATTGGGTAGGCATACGTTCCTTGGCTGGGACGAGGCTTATACAAAAGACTATAACGAGAGATGAGTTTTGGATTTGTTTATTGCTGGATTAACACCTCAAATAATAAGTGGTACATTGGAAGCCACTGTGGAGAAACAACAGACCCATATATTGGGAGCGGGAAGGCTTTTTTAGCCTCTTACAAGAAAAATCCATCTAATTTTATCAGAGAGATTATCTATGTTGGTTGTAATTTCAGGGCAGTCGAGGAGCTTATACTTACGTCTTTTGACGCGGCAAAAAACAGGCTGTCTTACAACCTAAAGAATCATGCAAATGGAGGTGATACATCAATGTGCTTTACTGATGAATCAAGAAGAAAGATGTCCGAGGCTTCAAAATCAATGAAGGGCAGAAGAACAATTCCAATTGAAACAAGAAAAAAAATAAGCCAATCTCTAAAGGGCAGAAAGCTGTCTGTTGAGTTTAAAAAACAAAGGGCTAAACAATACACGAGTAGCGGAAATCCGTTTTTTGGCAAAAAACATTCTGTTGAGTCGAAGAAAAAAATGTCTGAGGCTATGCTGGGCAAGTGTCCTCCAAAAGAGGTCATGGATGCTCTTCATAATGGAAACAAGAAAAAAATTTACTGCTCAAAAGAAGGGATAACTTTTGATTCAATTTCTGAATGTGCGGCTTTTTTCAATAAAAGTGCCTGCTACATATCAAATATGCTAAGTGGTCGAAATCCGAATAAATATGGATTACAAAGAGTTTTGTCCACCAACGACTATAACGAGCGAAAAAACGCCAATTAGAGGCTTATTATATTTGTGCCGTTAAACAAATAGACAATGAACTCTTTCGATGAAATTCGGCAACATCTAATGTCCTTAGGGATAAACTTAGGCTTAGCCATAAGTGGTTTCTTCGGCTCTCTTTTAATACTCGGAAGGGCTAAGGATTGGAAGCAGAGGTTACTCGCTGTATGTGCAGGTACTCTATCTGCTACCTACCTCACTCCGATTGCTATGGATATAGTAGAACTCGGAATTGAGGGAGCAGAACACGGATTTGCCTTTATACTCGGCTACTCAGGACTTACCGTAGTTGAGTACATTGAGAAAAAATACATTAACAAAATTAAATCTAAGACAGATGCCACTAATGAAAGCCAAGGGTAAGGGGGGAATGCGTAAGGCGGTAGCCGCCAATATCTCCGAACTAACGAAAGCCAACAAAGAAAAGCCTATGGGCAAGAAAAGGAGCAGGAAGCAGATAGCTGCTATCGCCTACTCCGCTGCTCGTAAACGGAAATGAAAGACCAGGTCTATCGGATTATCCTTGCCTTAGCCATCCTCCTTTGGGTGTACTGGCTATATTCCGATTACACAAAAAAGACCGAAGAGAAAGTTCGCTCCGAAGAAGCCTCTGCCTACCAAGAAGAGGTTAAAAAGAAGGATATTCAAATTAAGCGTTTAGAGGCTCGTAGAGACACGATTAGGGATACGATGATAGTAGTACAGCAGAGGTGGAGAGAACGCATCGTAGAAGTGCTAAAAACGGCTAAAAACGACACGATAGAAGTTCCTGTTTACCTGCCCATGCAATTAGACTCGTGTAGGGAGGTTGGTTTATTGGCTATGGAGCGTTTGGAACTTGCCGAAATTCAGATACAGGCTTATAGGGATTCGGATACTTTGGCTTCTATGCGGATAGCGAGTTTGGAGGAGCAGTTGAGTGAGTGTGCTCGTAGGAGTGAGCAAAGGAGGAAGGTTTTGAATACGGCACTCAAAGTGGGTGCTGGGGCTATTTTAATAACGGCAGTACGATGAAAGACGCTTGTTACAGGAAGGTGAAGGCTACCTACAAGGTATTCCCCTCTGCGAGGGCTTCACAAGCTATTGCTAAGTGTAGGAAGGAGAAGGGGGATGTTCGTAAGGGTGAGAAGGGCAGTAGCCTTAAACGTTGGGAGGCGGAGAAATGGGTGGATACTCGTACCGGGAAGCCTTGTGGAGCAGGTGGCTCTAATGAATACTGCCGACCTACCAAGAAGGTTTCGAGCAAAACACCCAAGACCAAGGGTGAGTTGAGTAAAAGCCAACTCGCGAGAAAGAAGGCTGAGAAGAAGAAGGTGGGTATGGGCAGAAGAGTATCCCCTGCTTAGAGGAACAAAATATCGTTTATATCGATTCCGTTCGACTCTATGATTGAGCGGATGTTATCCCTCCATTCTATGTCTTGGTTGCCTTCTGCGAGGCTATAAAGCTCTTGTAGGGCTGTTGCCAATGCATCTGCTTTGACAGCCCTTCGGAAGATTAGGGATTCCCCTAAATCGCTCAAATCGAACTCTAAGGTTGCTTTCATTTAAGGTTGATTGGGTCATAGGTGTCTTTTATAAAAACGCCATCTACTTTTTTGCCAGTACGGCCTTTAATCTCATCATAGGCTACTTCAAGGGCATTCACCAATGAAACATTCCTTTGCTCGGCAAGGATGATTAGGGTTACTAAAACATCTCCGAAGGCATCAATTTCCTCTGCTCTTTTGCCTTTGGCGATAGCACCGCATAGCTCTCCAAGTTCTTCCACTACTTTAAGCATTTGCTTGGGAGCGTTTTCGTATTCGAGCAGTCCTTTATCTTCTGCCCATTGAACTACATTTTCTTTTAGTTGCTCGAAGTTCATATTATTGGTTTTTAATGATTTCCATTACGGACAGCATCCCCACTTCTAAACTCTCCCCATCCCCTTGATTGAGAAGGAAGTCGGTTATTTCCGCGTGTTGAGCCGAGGTTACTTTTAAGATTATCTTCTTGTTGGGCTTGTCGTTCTCGTTTGGCTCATCCTCCGCAGAGTTGTAGTTCAAGTCCTCGAACTTCTCCAAGGTGTTCCATAGGTCTAATCCCATAGCCTTGAGCATCTCTTGCTCCCAATCGTTTGCCAGTAGGTCGTAATCGTATGAGCCGAAGGAGGCGTTATCGAGAAGGACTATCTTTTTAAGCGTTTCTACGCTCGTAGAGGCATCCAAAATCTTACAGGGTACACTTGCTATCCCCAAGTCTTTGAGTGCGTATAAGCGCATATTTCCGCCTATTACGATATACACCTGCTGAGAGGGATTATCGCCTTTCTCTTTGAATGGGAATACAACGAGTTCCTTGATTTTAAGCATTTCCGGATTGTCCTCTATGCTTTTTTTGAGCCTATCGAACTTCTCGTCTTTGATGTACCTTGGGTTCTTGGGCAGTCCCTCGATTTGTCCGAGGTTGTTTCTGAGTTGATAGACCATTAAGGTCTTAGTTTCTTTGAGCATAATTATAATTTTTCCTCACAAAAAATACCGCACTCAATGTGGGTGGATTTAAGTTTATTCCCCTTAGCTGATTCGGGCAGTTCTTCTAAAAAGATCCTCTTGCCTTTGTGTCTGACAAGTTTAACACCAAGTTCTTTAGACTGCTGAGCCCTATCCCAAAAAACTTCTGGGTGAACTTTACGGACGTGATTCCAATAGGTAGCAGACGTAGCCTTTACGCAGCCAATGCAGTTGGCGTTTGGATATCCAAGTTCATACATAATTGGGGGCATTATGCCCGACATCCTGATGATGTCTATGCAGTCTTGCTTTGTAAGCTCAGCATCAATAAGAACGGGCAATAGGTTGTCTCTTTCGGTTTTCATAAACCTGTCGCTCCTCCCCTTCTCTTCATAAGTGAATCCCAAAACGTGCCAGTCCATTTTATTGTTTTCTTCCCACTCCTGCCTTGCTTGTTTTTTCAATATCATAGTGCAGGGAGCACCGCTAACACCGGACATATATTTTCTTCTTGCCCAGACATCCTTGGCTGAACAAGATGGATAGTCTTTGCTTATGGCATATTCTATTTCCACTCCAAGCCACTTTTCTACGTCTTTGAGAAACCTTAAATTGTCTTCGTGTTCTTCTATAACGGGGTTATTAACTACCCTGATAGTTGCTATATCGCCATACTTCTCAATGGTTTTTTTTGCGGCTACGGCACTTGCTGCTCCGCAGGAGAACCAAACGGCTATACTCTGACCAGGACTGACCATTAGGGCAAACTTATCTCTCCGTAAAAGGGTCTCTTATCCGCGCTCTTATCGCCACGGCAAGACCAGAGGGCACGAGCAAACCAATTAGGGGAATGTGTTTCGCTCTTAATACCGGCACTACGAGCGCAGTAGTTATCGCCCTTCGGTGTTCCCGGGGCTATCGTGTACCCCTGTGCCCCAAAGTGAACGGTCTTGTCCCCCTTGGTAGCCGTGTACTTCTTTCCTTTGGCAGTTGAACGGGTTATCTGCCACCCTCTGAACTCAGGCATATCGGTTAGTTTTATTTGAGCAAATATCGAGAAACAAACTCATCACACTGCTTTTGGTTTCGAAGGATAAGGCATCCCTCAAATCTATCTCCGTACTGGTGAAGAAAAAGCTTCCACTTAATCTTCCCATCGGGAGTAAAAAATCCCTTCGTTTCCACCGCGTACCGCCCATCCACTACAAAGTCAAGTTTGTAGGCTATCTGCCTAATCAAATCTCCCTTGTAGCGGAATGAGGGCATAAGTACATGGCTCACCTGCTGATGATACGAGATGTTAAGCATATCGAGCCTCCTCTTCAAATAAGACTCAAGTTTGCTGTCCGACCTCGTACCATCGGCTTCGAGGATTTTCTTGTTCCCAAATTTAGAACGGGAGGTCAGGATCTTTTTCAGGCCTTTCATAAGTCCTTGGCGCGTTATTTCCGTAGTTGGTAGGCCTCCAAGAGTTCAGAACGAGGTTATGACTGCCAAACTTATCGGCAACAGCCTTCGGCCACGCATTGATTTTAACATAGCCCTTAACGTCTCGGTGTTCTTTTAGGAACTCAATAAAGGCATCGGCATTGAAGCTGACTTCGATTACCTCCAGTCCGTTAGACTCTTTCATGTGAAAGTATATGCCCTTGGCATACACAGATGGTTTTTTAGTTTGACTCATTGTTTTTTTTGGGTTGTTTACGAACGTTATAAAAGTTTTGAAGAGTTCTTCTGGTGATGGTCCTGCTACGAACGCCATAGTAAATATCGTAATAATCCTTGCCGGTCATATTACATTTCTTTGGGTCGATGTAGTTTTCCCTTCCCTTGTCATAGGCTTTGATGATCTGCTTCTTCTGTAACTTGCCCAACTGCCCGAAGTACTTGAGCAAGTCCGACTTTAACAGTAGCTCAGGCATATTCTTGAGCCATACCAACAAAAATTCGTTTATCGGTGTCATTTTGCTTTTCTAATGTCTTTAATGCTGATTATCGTTAAGTTTAACTCTGATGCAATTTTTGATGCATGATTCTTAATCTTGTAGAATCCGTAATAATCTACGCCATTGGTGAGCGTATAGCCCAGAGGATAGGATTCGCAGTCCCACATTTCGCCAGTAAAGGCTATTGAAATCTGCTCATAAACCATGCGATAGTCCTTGTTGTAAGTCATTAGGTCATCATGGGTGTTCAGATTGAAGATAACCGTTGAGTGATCCCTCCCCGAAAAGAAAGATCCTATCTCCTCCAAAGTACAAACTGTCTTTACCCTGATGATGTTCATGGCTATCCTCCTCCCGGCAACAAGTGCCTTAGACCTTCCAGTGCCAACAAGATCTTCAACATCTACCATAAAGTATTTGGCTATGTGGTCTAAAATAAGCTGAACCTTAGCCCTCGAAGTGTTTGTTATCATTAGAATGGACTTACATCGGTTGACTGAAATTCCGTTATCCTGGTGTACCGCAAATCGGTGTTGGCTATTGCCGTTCCCGTTTCCCCAGCCCTGTTCTTTCTAACGATTATCTCCATTAGATTGTCGAGCTTCTGAAACTCTGGATCATCCTCCGCCAAGTAAGCCGAAGGCCGGTGAACAAAGATAATTTTGTCTGCATCATACTCAAGCTGACCGCTCTCCCTCAAATCACTCGTGTAGGGGCGTTTATCGGCTCTTTTCTCGCTATCTCTGCTCAAAGAGGATATAACACA